TGGCGCTATTTCAGCCAACACTGGATTGTTTGGAAAAACTGTTGGCAAACTAGTTGATGGGTTGTCGCAGTTTGCCGAAGCTAGTCTTGCTGAATATCAACAACTTACTAATGTAGGTGCTACATTTGGCAAAGAAATAAAAGATGTAAAAGTATCTGCTGCCGAACTTGGATTGAGTGTTGAAGAAATGACAGGATTCTTGAAAAAGAATTCTGAATCTTTAAGAGCATTTGGCGGTACAACAGACCTAGCTATTTCTAGATTCAAAGCAGTATCAACTACAATACTTGATAGTGCAGAACTAGGCACCAAACTTCGACAGTTAGGATTTACAACAGCTGACATAAATGAAAATCTTGCCCTCTATGGCGAACTAAGTGATGCTAACAGTAGAACAGATAGAGCAAGTGTAGAACAACAAGCTGCTGCTGCTAAAAATCTAATGGTTGAACTAGACGGATTGTCAAAACTCACAGGCAAACAGCGTGACGAGCTTGCAGACGAGATGAAAGAACGCAGACGTCAAGGCGATGTTAATGCGTTTTTAACTGGTAAAACTGCCGAAGAACAAACTGCATTTACTAACAAGTTGGTAGAACTGCAAAACACATTAGGTAAAGATGCTGCTGACGCATTTGTAGATGTTGCACTTAGAGGAGCTCCTACAACTGAAAGCACAAGAGCTGCATTGCTTGCTATGGGCAGCGGCGCCGATGACTTGTATGCCGCTGCTCAACAGTTTAACTCTGGCGATATACGTGGTTTCCAAGATAGTTTACAAGCAGCAACTGGTGCTGCAATGGATTACCAAAACACAGAACAGTTTAGACAAACTGCAATGCTCGGTGGTATGTCTAATATATCAAGTGCATTTGCAGATGCAAGTGCTGCTGGATACAACTACAAAAATGCAGTTGATAGTGTTAGCGACGGAACTATGACTGCTGAAGAGGCTAGAGAAACGCTCAACAATCAAATACTACAAGAGCAAGCTCGTCAGATGGAACAGACTACAGGTATATTTGACAAAACTATTGGCATACAGGAAGATTTACGCACACTAACAACAACAGTGATGGAAACTACTATTCCGCACATTGAGAATGTTGCAGTTGCCGCATTAGATAAAATATCAGAAGTGATGCCAAGCGCACAAACGATTGCCAACGAACTTGCAGGCGGTATCAACAACTTGTTTAATGCAGCAGAATTTATGGATACCAACACAGAAGTAATAAGACAAGGTCATGGAAATATAGTAGACCAACTGAGAGAACTGATGCAATCATCAACTGCAGACGCTGCGGCCTTAGGAGCAACTACAACTGCAACTGGAGAAACCACTGATGCAAATGTTAGCGAAACTGCTACAACCACACAAGATGACATTGCTTCTGCTCGTGCATCACTTGAAGCTGCTCAAGCTGAATTATTAAGTGAGATACCATCAATTGCAGCTGGCGCAGTTGATAGAGTTGCAGCAGCCGAAGCACACCTAAGTGATGTAATAATAAACTCAGTTGAAGGATTAGCAGATATACAAGCCGAAACATTGAGTAAAGTTGCAAGATATCAAGCTAATCCATCAAGGTATAGTGGAGGATTTGCAAACGGTGGCCGCATTGGTGCAGGCGAGTACGGTATGGTAGGCGAAGCTGGACCGGAATTTATATCAGGTCCAGCAAATGTTATGAGTGCAAACACTAGTATGGGTGTTATGCAAAATCTTATGAAAGGTATTAAAAGTCTTGATGCTACTGTTCAAAACAATGGTGTAAATGGACAAAATACGATAAGTAATAGTAATGTTGCAGAACAAATGAGTAATTTAATGGCAAGTAAGTTTGATACAATGATACAACAGTTGCAAACACTTGTAACTATAGAATCATCTTCAGTGAGTGCGCAACAAAAAACATTTAGAGCTACAAAAGGGCTACAGGGCAATATGCTGAAAGGTACAATATGAGTTGGAAAAAACATTTTACTCCAGTTCCGACGAGTGACAATATAAACGGAGGGTACAGTCCCTTTAGTTTAAAAGGCAACAACGGAATAGGTCCAGCTGCGGCCAACTACTCAAGCCATTTGCCAGATGTATATGTCGGCTCTCCAAATCGTATCGAACGTTATAATCAGTACAATACTATGGATAGTGATAGCGAAGTAAATGCTGCACTAGATATTCTTGCTGAGTTTTGTACACAAAAGAACAAACAAAATAACACACACTTTCAACTCGACTTTAAAGGTCAACCAACCAACAGCGAAGTACAAGTTATTGGGCAGTATCTACAACAATGGTGTAAACTAAACAAGTTTGAAACACGTATGTTTAGAACTATACGTAATGCATTTAAATATGGCGACCAGTTTTTTATTAGAGATCCAGAAACACAAAAACTGTTTCATGTTGATCCTGGTCAAGTAACAAAAATTATTGTAAACGAAAGTGAAGGCAAAAAACCTGAACAATATGTTGTCAAAAATCTAAACTTTGCATTTGGCGCATTAGAAGCTACACCTTTAAACACGCAAAACAGTTATGGACCTGGTGGTACTAATGGATATCAGCAAGTTCAAAGAGGAACAGGTGTAGGAAATAATCACACACCAAGTGGAAATACCAGTAGATTTGCACAAGAACACGACGAAACATACATTGATGCTAACCATGTGTTGCATCTAAGTTTAAGCGAAGGATTAGATCAAAACTATCCGTTTGGTAATAGTTTGCTTGAAAGTATATTCAAAGTATACAAACAAAAAGAATTACTCGAAGATGCTATTATTATCTATCGTGTACAACGTGCGCCTGAGCGCAGAGTATTCTACGTTGATGTGGGCAACATGCCTTCGCATCTTGCTATGCAGTTTGTGGAACGTGTTAAAACTGAAATACATCAAAGACGTATCCCAAGTAAGACAGGTGGTGGCACAAATGTTATAGACAGTAGTTATAATCCACTGTCAATCAACGAAGATTACTTTTTCCCACAAACTGCTGAAGGTAGAGGATCAAAAGTTGAAACATTGCCAGGTGGTACTAACTTAGGAGAGATTGATGATCTCAGATATTTTACTAATAAGCTCGTTCGCGGTCTACGAATACCTTCCAGCTATCTCCCTACAGGTGCTGATGACGGAGCAAGCCAATACAACGACGGTAGAGTAGGCACAGCATATATTCAAGAGTTGCGTTTTAACAAGTATTGTGAACGCTTACAGGATATGGTGGCTGAAGATTTCAACAGTGAGTTTAAACTATTTTTACAAAGCAAAGGTGCAAACATTGACTATGCAATGTTTGATTTAAGATTAACTCCTCCACAAAACTTTGCAGCATATAGACAAGCAGAACTTGATAACAATAGAATAAGCACATTTACAAGCATGGCAGCAGTTCCATACATTTCAAATAGATTTGCACTTGAAAGATTCTTAGGATTGAGCACAGAAGAAATAGCAGAAAACGAACGTTTGTGGCGTGAAGAAAATGATGAAAACTTGACTGATCTAGTTACTGACGATATGGCAGGAGAAATGAGAGGGGCTGGTCTAAGCGGCGCAGATCTTGCTGGCGACTTTGGCGGACTTGAAGATGAGTTAGGTGATGACTTAGGTGGCATAGACGGTGGAACTGATACTGCACCTGAAACAAACACAGGAGACGAACTTGGCGGTGGCGGCGCAGAACCAAATCCAGCACAAACGATATAAATACAATATGATACTTAGAGAACTATATTACTTTGACAGAGAAACAATGGAGCCTACTGAGGACGATACCTACAATGCTGAGGACGATACCAGCATTGTTAAAGTTGATGACAATAGAAAAAGTAGATTATCTCTAAAAGATATCAATCGTGCTCGAAAAGCATCCGATACCCACACTGAACAAAAAGCCAAGGATCTTAATTATGTTAGACAAATGTACGGTCTAGCAGCACAAGCAGCCGCTGGCGGGATCTAATGTCAAATAAAATAGCTTTTGTACTTGGAAACGGTACTAGCCGTTCTGTAATCAACTTACATAACTTAAAAGCAAAAGGTACAACCTATGGTTGTAATGGATTATATAGAGAATTTGTACCAGATCATTTAGTATGTGTTGATACTAAAATGATTATTGAAATTAGTGAAACTGAATATCACCTAAAATATAATGTTCATTCAAACCGAAATAAACTAACGGAACGAACACCTAATATTAATATTATGAATCCAAACAAAGGATGGAGTAGTGGTCCAACAGCATTGCTACTAGCAAGTCAGCACGATCATAAAGAAATATATATACTAGGATTTGACTATGTAGGTTTAGGAAAAGATAATCAGCTAGTTAATAATATATATGCAGGTAGTAGAAACTATAAGAACGTTAACGACAGAGCAACGTATTATGGAAACTGGCAAAGACAAACAATGATGTGTATAAATCAGCATCCAAAGACTAAATACTACCGAGTACTAAGCTCAATAGAAGATTATATACCGGATCATTTGAAGGATTTAAGTAATCTATCGCATATAACATATGAGGAATTTAATAAAATTCTTTAATAAAAAAATAAAATGGGCCGTTTTGAGCCCATTTTCAGCGTATATTTCCAATAAAGTGTAAATATAATAGACAGCCTTGACAATAAAGGAGAATGACATGACTGATCGCAACAAGTTTGAAGAAATGCTTGAGCGTCTTGTAAACGAAGACAAAGAAGGTGCCGAAGCATTATTCCACGAAATCGTAGTGGAAAAATCAAGAGATATTTATGAATCACTACTCGAAGATGAAGAAGTTGAAGAAACAACTGATGAAGAAGTAGATGAAGCAACTGATGAAGAAGTAGATGAATCAGAAGAAGACCTAGACGAAGCAACTGATGAAGAAGTTGACGAGTCAGAAGAAGACCTAGACGAAGCAACTGATGAAGAAGTTGATGAAGGCATGTTTGACGAAGGCGGCGATCCAGCTGACGAACTAGGAATGGACATCGAAATGCCAGGCGCAGACGATGGTGATATGGACATGGACATGGACATGGGCGACGAAGAAGGCGCTGATGACATGGGCATGGGCGACGAAGACGGTGACGTTGAAGATCGTGTTGCAGACCTAGAAGACGAACTAGAAGCACTTAAAGCAGAATTTGCAGATATGATGGGTGACGAAGGCGACGAAGAAGAAGGCGACATGGACATGGGCGGCGACGAAATGCCAATGGATATGGATGCAGAAGAGCCAGAAGAAGAAGCAATGGCTTTTGAAGCAGATGAAGAAGTTGAAGAAGCAACTGACGAAGTTGAAGAATCAAAACTTCCAAAGTCAAATTCAGAACTAATGCGTGAATATGCAGACAAAGTAGCACCAGCAAAAATGGGCGACAATGGCGCAAATGCAACATCACCAACAGCAAAACCAAACAACATGGGTGGCACAAGTGCTAACATAGTTGCAGGTGGCGACGGCGGAACAGGCGGAACACAAGGTGGTCTAGCTGCTCCAACAGCAAAAGATATGAATACCAAGAACGTAAATGTTCCTGGTGCTAAAGGGGCGACAAAAATGTCAAACCAACCCGGCCATGGTGCCGAGAAGAAAGGTGCTGCACCTGACCAAGACGCAGGCGCAGGTTCACCTTTAAATGGCGCTCCAAAAAGAGCGAAGTAAGGACTGAAGTATGAATTTACTAAGTGAAAGTTTGAGTTTTGACCAAGCTAAAGTGATTGTTGAGTCTGCTAATGAGGGCAAAGATCTTTTTATGAAAGGTATTTGTATTCAAGGCGGAGTACGCAACGCAAATCAACGTGTATATCCCGTTAACGAAATTGGCAGGGCTGTCACCACGCTCAACGAGCAGATTAGCAATGGTTTCTCAGTACTAGGCGAAGTAGATCATCCAGAAGGACTTAACATTAACATTGACCGTGTAAGCCATATGATTACAGAAATGTGGATGGATGGCCCAAACGGTTACGGTAAACTAAAAATACTACCAACTCCGATGGGACAACTAGTTAAAACAATGCTTGAAGCAGGTGTTAAACTAGGTGTTTCATCGAGAGGTAGCGGCAATGTCAGCGAAAGTGGCAATGGCGAAGTTTCCGATTTTGAGATTATAACAGTAGATGTAGTTGCCCAGCCAAGTGCTCCGGGCGCCTACCCAACACCAATTTACGAACACCTTATGAACACCCGAGGCGGTTATAAGGCGTTCCTAACATCCAGGGAAGTTCAAGGCGATAAACAGGCACAAAAATATTTAAAAGAGAGCTTATTAGATGTAATAAGCAAACTCCGCTAACTAGGAGAGGAGATCATATGTTAGACTCACTTAAATCACTCTTCGAAAACTCAGCACTATCGGAAGAAGTGCGTTCAGAACTAGAGGAAGCATGGAACGCTAAAGTTGAAGAAAATAAACTTCAAGCCACTGCGGAACTACGCGAAGAATTTGCTAAAAAATATGCACATGACAAAACAACAATGGTGGAAGCTATTGATGCTATGCTCAGTGAAAAACTAGCAGAAGAAATTGCAGAGTTCCACGATGACCGCAAACAACTAGCAGAAGCAAAAGCTAAGTTTGCAGTTGCACAGCGTAAAAATGCTAATTTAATGAAATCATTTGTTAGTGAACAACTAGCAAAAGAAATCAAGGAACTACACGCAGATCAAAAAGTAACAAAAGACAAGTTTGTTGCTCTAGAAGAGTTTGTAGTTGAATCGCTTGCAAAAGAACTTGCAGAGTTTTATGAAGATAAAAAAGATCTTGCCGAAACAAAAGTACGTTTAGTACGTGAAGGCAAAGCACATGTTAATAAAGTTAAAACTGACTTTATTAAGAAAAGTGCAGCATTAGTATCAGAAGCAGTGTCAAAAGGACTTAAGAAAGAAATTTCGGCACTAAAAGAAGATATTGATCAAGCACGTGAAAATGATTTTGGCCGTAAGCTATTCGAAGCATTTGCTAACGAATATCAACACAGTTATTTGAATGAAAGTTCAGAAACAGCAAAACTGCTTAAAGTTGTAGATACAAAAAACAAACAAATTGTAGAAGCACGTCAAGCAGCGGCTAAAGCGATCAAACTTGCGGAAGCAAAGTCAATCGAAGTTAAATCGATTAACGAATCAAACACCCGCAAAGACACTATTAATGCATTGGTTTCGCCATTGAGCAACGACCAACGTGACATTATGACAGACTTACTGGAATCAGTTCAAACATCTCGTTTAAGAGCATCGTTTGACAAATACCTGCCGGCGGTAATAGACGGTAATACTCCAGCGAAGAAGAAGGCAGTACTATCAGAGGCAAAAGAAGTAACAGGCAACCGAACACAAAACAATGACATCAAAGCAGACGCAGTCGACTCAAACGTAGTTGATCTCAAGCGTTTAGCTGGATTATAATAAGGAGATACCAATGTCAGAACTACTAGAGAGTCGTTGGAATGATACCAAGTCAGCACTTCTTGAAGGCCTTCAAGGCAATAAGAAAGCAGTAATGGCTTCAACCCTAGAAAATACCCGTAGGTATTTGGCTGAAACTGCAACTGCGGGTGCTACATCTGCCGGTAACATCGCAACACTAAACCGTGTGATCCTTCCAGTGATCAGACGTGTTATGCCAACAGTCATCGCAAACGAGATTGTAGGCGTACAACCAATGACTGGCCCAGTTGGCCAGATTCACACGCTACGTGTTCGCTATAGCGACACAGCAGGCACAGGCGCAAGCGGTGCAGTAGCTGGTGAAGAAGCACTAAGTCCATTTAAGATTGCTGAAGCATATAGTGGTAACGCTACTAGTGCAAAAGCAGACGCTACAGCAGCACTTGAAGGCGCAGCGGGTAACCGTTTGTCAATTCAGATCTTAAAGCAAACTGTTGAAGCTAAAACACGTAAGCTATCAGCACGTTGGACATTCGAAGCCGCACAAGACGCACAGTCGCAGCACGGCATCGACGTTGAAGCAGAAATCATGGCAGCACTTGCTCAAGAGATTACTGCTGAGATCGACCAAGAGGTCCTAGCATCTCTAAACACACTAGCTGGTACAGGTACAGATACATTTGACCAAGCAGCAGTTAGTGGTACAGCAACTTTTGTTGGTGACGAACATGCTGCACTTGCAGTACTAGTTAACCGTGCAGCTAACCGCATTGCACAGCGTACACGCCGTGGCGCAGGTAACTGGGCAGTTGTATCTCCAGCAATCCTAACAGTTCTACAAAGTGCTACAACTTCAGCATTTGCACGTACAACTGAAGGTACTTTTGAAGCACCAACTAACACTAAAATGGTTGGTACATTGAACAACGCAATGAAGATCTACGTAAACACATATGCAGCAGATGATGATGTATTAGTTGGTTACAAAGGTACAAGTGAATCAGATGCAGCAGCATTCTATTGCCCATACATCCCACTTATGTCTTCAGGTGTTGTCCTAGATCCAAGTACATTCGAACCAACAGTTTCGTTCATGACACGTTATGGATATGTTGAGCTATCGAACACTGCTTCGTCTCTAGGTAACGCAGCTGACTACTTGGAAAAAGTAGAAGTAACTGCAAACAACCTAAGCTTCTCGTAAGTTTAAACTTAACTAAAACGAAAATAGACCCTACGGGGTCTATTTTTATGATAACTATTTGCATGGAGTAATATAATATGCCAATAGGACAAATAATAAAATACAACAAAAAAAGAAAGTATAGTATAATAAGACCTAAAGAATGGGGTCCGGAATTGTACGATGTTCTTTTTGAAACAAAAGATTTTAAAGCATTATTAGGTGATGTAGTTGAATACGACGAAATATTATCAAATGGAAAAAAATATGCATCAAATCTTAGAAAAATAGAAAAAACTGGTTGACTTTCTTTTTTTATATGCTATATTAAACACATAACAAAGACGACGGTCTTTAGTTAGATAGTGCAAGGAAATGTCGTTTCGTAAGGACGATAACTTGGCTAGTAGCTGTAGTGGCAGCACATGAGCGTGGAGACACGAAGATGTGTATTTCGAACGTAACTGTTTGATACTAGGCGCAACCGAACGTATGAAATACTTACTAGGTTGTTGGAGGTAGACTGCAATCCTCCCTATCACATTCATTAAGGGTTTTGTTCCCCTTGTAAAACAATTGAGCAAATGGTGCCCAGGATGATGGCGGTCCTAAGCAGGACTTGAAACTGCTTACCTTTGTCCCGTTCGTCTATCGGTTAGGACAACAGGTTTTCAACCTGTAAAGAGGGGTTCGATTCCCCTACGGGATACCAATTTAAAATATTCTATCTAAATTGTCAAATAG